CGTGGCATCGTCAACACCATCGAATCGCACGTCGCAACCGTTGCCTATCAGGGTGCGTCCCGTGCATTCGGTACCGCTGGCACAACGCCGTTTGGCTCAAACTTCGATGAAGTTGCAGAAATGCGTCAAATCCTGGTGGATAACGGCATGCCGATGGATGGCCGTCTGTCTCTGGTGGTCAACACCACGGCAGGCACAAACCTCCGCCAGCTTGCGCAGCTCCAGAAAGTCAACGAGGCTGGCGGCGATGAGCTTCTTCGTCGTGGCGAGCTTCTGAACCTTCAGGGGCTTATGCTCAAGGAAAGCGCGCAGGTCGTTGCGCATACCAAGGGTACTGGCGCCAGCTATCAGACCAACCTCTTGGCTGGTTATGCGGTTGGTGACAAGAGCATCGCTTTGGATACCGGCACAGGTACGGTTCTGGCTGGCGATGTCGTGACGTTTAACGGTGATGCCAACAAGTATGTGGTGAACTCGGCTTTGTCTGGTGGCTCCATCTCGATTGGTGATCCAGGCCTCCGTGCGGCTCTCGCTGATGGCGTTGCCATGACTGTTGGCAACAACTTCCGCGCCAACGTCGCGCTGCATCAGGCAGGCATCGAGCTTGCCATGCGCCCACTCGCCAAGCCTCCTGGCGGTGACGCGGCAGTAGACGAAATGATCGTGCAGGACCCGTTCTCCGGCCTCACGTTCCGCATCTCTGCCTATAAGGGCTACAACAAGGCGATGTTCGACATCACCTGCCTTTATCAGGCCAAGGTCTGGAACTCTGACGCTGTAGCTATCCTGCTCGGTTGATTGAACTCGCCGGGGGCTTAACGGCCCTCGGCATCCACCACCATTCAATGGAGAACCCGATGAAGCTCGTAAAAATGACCCGCGACGACGGGCACCCTGCGGATGTTCACCCTGATATGGTGGCTGAATACGTCTCTGGCGGCTACCGCGTCGATGAAGATCAGTCAGGCGCGGCAAGCGTGGGCAAGGTGGCGTCAACAGAGCCAAACACAAATCATGCCGATGACGCGATGACCGCCGATCAAGCGCTCGAAATGGCTGATGGAAACTTCATGGCGTTCAAGTCTGCCGCCCGAAAGGTTCTCGGAGACGATATCCCAGCCAAGAAGGCCGATATCATTGATGCATTGAAAGAAAAGGTTTGATGACGATGGCAACGAAACAAAGCATCAGCCTTTCAGCAGGGCAAACATTGCGTGTGTCCGGCAAGGAAATTGCCGCGCATATCGCTCGCAACGATGACCAGACTATCGGCCAGATTGTTTCCATGAATAACGGCGCCGTCTTTGGCCCATATCCAAGGGCTTACAAGTTCACCCTGACCGGTGACGCAGACATCACAATCGATGAAGCCGCAGCATTCGAAGCCGACGACATCACGGCATCGCGTTCTCTTCGCCAGGAAGACATCAATAAGCTGCTCAAGGTCAACTCGGCTGATGCGGTCACGTTGACGCTGCCGGCATCTCTTGCAGAAGGCTTTAGCTGCGCTGTGATGCAGAAAGGCGCAGGCGCTGTGACGTTTGAGGCTGGGTCTGGCGCTACGATGGTGAACGTCAGCGACGGCGATACGATCACCGGCCAGTACGGGATTGCAGGCGTCAACGTCTATGAAAACGTTGGTGGATCGTCTGCAGCATGGGTGCTGTCAGGTGAGATTGCATGATGATATGGCGCCATGACTGATGCTCTGGATTGCGAAGCAGTCTGCGTCTCAAAATCGTTGGCGGTGATGACCACAGGTGAAATCCTGCAAGTCACTGATTGGTTCGATAGCGAGGGGGATGAATGTCCTCCATGCGAGGCGGTGGCTTGCATTGCCGGTCCAGATATTGAAGGGCGCTGGTATTCAATCAGCCTCTCAGATTTTCAAAACATCACAATTCAATAGGTGAAGCATGGCCCTGACTGTTGAAACCGGAGAAGGGCTTGCCGACGCCGAGAGCTATGTCAGCGTTGCCGAGTTCAAGGCATATGCCGGAAAGGTGGGGTACAACTACACGACCCCGGCATATTCCGACACGCAGATCGAGCAAGCGCTACGCCGTGCGACCGTCTGGATTGACGCGAGATACCGAGATCAGTTCCAAGGGAGCTGGACGACATCAACGCAAGCGCTGGAATGGCCTCGTTCTGGCGTGTTGTACAGACGAACAGCTATTGATGCTTACTCAATACCAGATCAGCTAAAGAACGCGCTGTGTGAGGCTGCTTGGCGGGAATTGACCTCACCTGGCAGTATGTCGCCCGATCAGTTCGGTGATCAGATCAAGCGTGACAAGGTAGGCGACGTGGAAACCGAGTTTAGGGCCGGTGCTGTTGGTGCTCGGCCATGGGTTCCTATCATCGATGATCTTCTGTCAGGTTTGCTCAAGGGCAGGGCATCGGCATATGTCGGCAAAGCAGTGAGGGCGTGATGGGTGAAGTTGTAGAGTTCGATGGCATCACAACACTTCCTCTTGACCCTGACAGGGTTCTACAGAACGCAATCGGCCATCTTGATCGCGTCGTGATCATCGGCCTGACCAAGGACGGCGAAGAATATTTCCATTCATCAGAAGCAGATGGCGGCACAGTCCTTTGGGATATGGAGCGAGCAAAGCTGAACCTTCTTCGCGTAGCAGACGATGACTGACTATAACATCAAGCGGCTGGTACGCCGCGCTCGCGGAACGGAAGTAATCCTTCCAGGCATTGAAGAGAGCGCAGGCGGAAAAGCGGCATATCTGAAAGCCTTGCGGCAGATGCTGCGAGAGCTTGCAGGATACGCGAGAAACGCACGGTCTGAATTTGATTTGCAAGAGCTTGCCCGCATCGCGGTTGGGCTGACAAGCATAGCACAGAACACGGTCAACCGGATACTGCGGCTCGAAAGCGTTCGCCACACAGAGACGTTCAAAGCCACCGCCAAGCGAGCTTTGGGCATCGACCTTCGGGAACTGGTGAAACAGGAAGACCTTGGCGAGTTCCTGCGTCTGGCAAACGCCCGCAACGCATCGCTGATCAAGAGCCTGTCTGACGATACGGTAAAGCGGGTGGAGCAAGCTGTTCTGGACAACCTGATATCCGGCAACTCTCGCGAGACGCTGCGGAAGAAGCTGGTCGAGGACTTCGGCATCGCCGACAACCGAGCAAAGCTGATTGCTCAGGACCAAAGCGCGAAGCTGAATGCCGATCTAAACCAGTTCCGGCATGAGCAAGCCGGGATCACAGAATATATCTGGACTAGCAGCCGCGACGAGAGAACTCGTCCGCTGCATCGGTCATTGGACGGCAAGAAATATCGATACGGCCAGCCGACCGGCGCCGAGGGTGGTTTGCCCCCCGGTAAACCCGTCCGTTGCAGATGCGTAGGACGTGCTGTGGTCGAATTCTGATCAGTGCGGCAGTTCGGAATCGTCCAGCGCATCGATGGCCGTCATCAACCGACGTGATGCCTCGATAGATTCGGCGACTTGCGCATCCTGGCGCTGCATATGCCGTTCGAGTTCGTAGAGCCGAACCTTGAGGTCGAGCACTTCGGTTCGAATGCCTCTCAAGAGGTCGATGATCTGTTTTTCGGCTTCGTTCATGCCGCATGGGAGCCTTGAGAATGTGCAGATGTCAAGAGCGACGTGAAGCAATCAGCGCCGCCGTCCAGTCGAAAAGTTTAAAGCAGGCGTTATCAGCAGCAAGGTATGTCGGTCGCACCATGGCCGAAGACGCAGCACGGGCAATGAACATTCGCCGCAACTCTGGGAAACGCTGACATGGCTACCGATACGCTCACACTCTCGTTAGACAGTTCCGCTTTGATGGATTTTCTCTCATCGGCTGAAAAGCTGCTGGAAACGGCGTCTGTCGATAAGGCTTCCGCATTTGCCAACGACATCGGAGTGCTTGTCTCCTGTGGAGACGTGGCCGACATCCAGACCATCAGCAAGGGCTTGTTGAAAGCGATCCCGACGCCTGCCGCTATCGAATGCCTCCGCAAACATGGCGGATATTGAAGGAAAGCCCGATGACCAAGATCACCAACACCAGCGAAGTCAAGCAGGCGGTTCACACGACATCGGGTGTGGTGTTCATCCATCCGGGCAGGGATCGTGATGTAGAACTGACGCCAGAGGGCATGAAGTTTGCAGAAGCGAACGAAGGCCTCAAGATCGATGGCAGAACGGCGCGTAAACGCCAACAGAAGGCCGTGGACGCGGAAACAGAGGTAGAGAGCGAGTGAGCTTCACGGTTTCGGTAAAGCGCACCAAGCACGTCGATTTGTCGAAGGTGCAAATGAGTTTGCGCGGGCCGAAGAAGGTCAAGGTCGGGTTTCCGGCTGGTGAGGCTGATAGCGATGTGATCGACCGCGCATACTGGAATCATTGGGGAACGACCACGATACCCGAAAGGCCATTCCTATCCGCAGCAATGCGGGACAATCGAGACAAGTATCGGCAAGGCATGAAGGCAAGCGCTGTGAAGCTGCTCACCGGCAAGACGACGATATCGGTTGTTATGAGCAAGTTGGGGATTATGGCTCAGGGTGACATTCAAGAGAGCATTTCCACATGGGTATCGCCGCCTAATGCTCCATCGACCATTGCCCAGAAGGGCAGCAGTCAGCCGTTGATTGATAGCGGTGAGATGCGCGCAGCGGTAACCTACAAGATCGGGAACTTCTAATCACGAGCTTTCGCAGCAACCGCAGATCAGTTTCGTTTGACCTGCTCTGTAAAGAAGTGCTGCCGGACGATGGGCAACGATTGCTTAAACGGGCCGTCAGCCCATCGGGAGATCGCATATGAACAGACAGGCCGGATCAGCAATCGACCGCCGAGCATGGCCTGTTACCCGTTTAACGGCGGCAGGGGGGTCATATAACGACGATGGGGAATGGGTGCCGGTGGCTGCCACGTCATCACCCATCAAGGCCGTGGTGCAGCCCGTGAAGGGCAACCAGCTTATGGATATGCCAGAGGGCATCAGAACCGAGGCTGGATGGATATGCTGGAGCCGGTCTGGTATCGCGGTTGATGACAAGATCATCAACAACGGTGTTACGTATCGTGTTCTCTTTGTCTGGCCGCGCGATCAGGACGGCGCATTTTATCGGGCGGCTTTGGGCAAGGTGGCGGCATGACCAGCATCACGAACGATCAGGTTCACAGCGCCGTTGTCCAATGGGTGAAGGCCAAGACCGGCAACACGACAACGATCAAGGCGCATCAGGGCGGCCCGGCTCCTGCCTTGCCTTACATCATGATCAACTTCACCGGATCGGCTGAGGTTCGCCGGCATGAGATCACGGTCGAGTTCACCGACACGGGCACGCCAAACAGCGAAGGCGAGAACATCATCACCGCCGCTCCGGTCATCGAATACGAATGGCGGTTCTCGGTCCATGCCTACGGGCCAAGCCCAACTGACCGACTCCGCCCCATCGTCTCGGCAATGAAGGTTCCACAAGCCATGGAGCCGCTTATGCCGGGGCTGCATGTGCACGAGATATCCCAGATCCGCAACGTGCCGGACTGGATCAACAACGCCTGGCAGCCACGCGCTCAGATGGACGTGTTCGTTCGCGGAGTGATCAGAGACAGCATCGGCACAGTCGATGTGATTGACGAATACAGCCTCGACATCGCTCAGGCTGAGTAACCCAGAAAACCTGAAACCTGAAAGGAAACCGGTATGGCCGTGTTACCCTACTCGCGAGTCGTAGATGTTAGCCTCGACCGCAACTCTGCCTTCCCAAGCCGCCGTGGTTTCGGGACGCAGCTTATTATCACCACAGAGACTGTTGCTGGCGAAGTCGATACGACCGCTCGCACCAAGCTCTATGGCTCCATGGAGGAGGTTGCCGACGATTGGGCAACCACGACCAGCGCATACAAGGCCGCTCTGTCTGCGTTCTCGCAGAATCCGCGCCCCCGCCAAGTCAAGATTGGCCATGTTGCTGACGATGGCACCATGACGAGTGCAGAGCTTCAGGCCCAGCTTGACCTACTCTATGCGTATGACAGCGACTGGTATTTCCTGACTGTTGCTTCGAACCTTCGCGACGTGACAGCCACGGTCGGTATCCTTGTTTGGATACAGGCCAAGAACAAGCTGGCAATCATCGACAGCAACGATGCTGACACGGAAAATCCAGCCGACACAACGTCACTCGCTGCGGTGAACAAGGGTGTCTACGACCGGACCGGCGTGTTCTATCACACATCGGCACTGGCTTATCCTGCGGCCTCTCTCGTGGCCTACATGCAGACCCGAAATTTCGATGATGCCAACACGGCGTATACCGGAAAGTTCAAGAACCTGCCGGGGATTGATGCGGTCAACATCGGATCGGCTGCTGTAACCGCAGTCACGGGCTTTACACCAGGTGTCGGGCAGTCAACGACCGTTGGCCACTGCGCAAACACATACATCGATATTGGTTCTCAGAACTTCGTGGTGGAAGGATCGACACTCACCCCGAATGTCTTCCTTGACCAGATCCATATGCAGGACTGGATCATCGCCCGCACTGAAGAGGAAATCCTTGGAATTCTGCTGAACAATGCCCGCATCAGTTTTGATGACCGTGGCATGCAGATGCTGGCTGGCGGTGTTCGTACAGTCATGCAGCAGGCAGTTCGCGCCGGTCTGGTTGCCAACGACCTGAACCCAGAAACTGGCGATTATGAGCCTGCGGTCGAGATCACTGTTCCGAGTGTCTTCGATGTGCCGGAAAGCCAGCGTGCGGCCCGTATTGCTCCCGCGATCGAATGCCGCTTTAGGTCGGCGGGTGCGATCCACTACGCCGTAGTGCGATATTCCGTTTCTTATTGATTGGAGATTGAACCATGCCGATTACGACAGCCTATGGCTTTGTGAACACTAGCAACATGGTCGATGGCCAGTTGATCCAAGGTCTTTGGGATGGCGATGACGCTATCTCTATTGCTCCCCTTGCTGACAAGGGCACAATGATGATTGGTGCCGATGGTTCGGCGCTGTTCAGCGTATCGGCCAACAAGGGCGCAACTATCACGCTCCGGCTGATGCACACTAGCCCGACACACCGGCTGCTCATGCAGAAGCTCAAGCGCCAGCAGGCTCTTGCGTCACCAGTGGCAGCATTCCCCGTCACTGCCTACGACACATCGAGTGGAGAAGGCGGCACGGCAGACAAATGCTTCATCCAGTCATCTCCGACAGATACCAAGGGCATCAACGCCACGGTGCGCGAGTGGGTGCTGGTTACTGGCGAATTTGTCGCTGAAATCCCTAACGGCTAAGAGGTGATCTGTGGCTGAGAAGAAAATTTCCGGGATGGTGGTCAAGGTTGACCGCCCTCTTGCGACCGAAGCCCTCAAGCTGCAAGCGCGGCTGATGCATGCGGCCGGTGGGTTGGCTGAAAAGCTGCCAGCCATTCTCGCAAGCCGCCGCGAAGGTGCGAGTGAGGAAGAGCGCGCAAAGGCTGATGCAGAGGCATTGACCGCGATCACCGGCATATTCGGGCGCATCTCTCCGGAAGCATATGCTGAGCTGGTTGGCGACATTCTCTCTCTGGCGAAGGTTCAGCGGCAGTCTGGTGTCTATGATCAAATGGACCTTGATGGTGACTTCTCGAACAACCTGGGCGCCATTATCCCTGTTGCGGTATTCGTTCTGAAAGAGGTGTTTGGGGATTTTTTCTCCGCAGCGCAGGCGAGTGGAAGCCGCGCTTAAATGGCGACGGGCTAAGCTCTGCCCAGATCAAGAAGATAGCGCCAAACCTCGACATGTGGTTATGGCGTCCCGTCCTCGCAGACCCGCCGATCTACACGCAGGCGGATATGAGGCAATGGGTAACGCTGCAAGATGTTATGGACGCTCATGAGGCATTGGACCTCAAAGCAGCGATGCAGGAAAAGGCAGAAGCGCGAAAGGCTACTTGATCAGCCCAAGCGCCTTTGCTGTTGAGCGAATGGCGGTGCATTCCGCCTCGCTTGGCGTCTCTGCAACACTTACTGCAGATGTGATCAGGCCAAGGGCTGCTGTTGAGTTCAGTCCAGCAGCGGCCATATGCTTGTCCATGCCTGATTGATCGATCTTGTAGCCGCACGCATCGGCCGAACTGATCACCTTGGCAACACCGATGGCCGCTTGCAGGTCATACTCCAATGCCAAGGCAGGCGAAGTTGCCATTGCGACACATGCAAAAGCGACAATCAGCTTCATATCCGATCTCCGGTTGATGTGCGCCGGAATATGCGCTCGACCCGAAAGGTTTTCAAGTCATGGCAGTTGTTGATGAATTGGTCGCCATCCTTGGCTATGAAACAAAAGGAGAGGGTGAGCTTAAAAGGTTTCAGCGCAATATCGATAGCGCGGCCAAATCAATAAGCGTTTTAGGCGTTGCTGTCGGTACGTTCGTTGGGACACTAGCGACACAGGCATTTAACAAGCTCGGTGATGCTATCGGCTCTCTGCCTGGCAATGTCATCAAGACATCTGCCATGTTCGAGAGCTTTCAGGCAACGCTTGAGACTGTTGAAGGTTCTGCGGAAAAAGCCCGTGAATCGCTCGACTGGATATCTGACTTCGCCAAGAAGACGCCGTTCGAAGTCGAGGAACTGACACGTTCGTTTGTCAAGCTACGTGCTTACGGCATGGACCCGACAACCGGCCTTCTTGAAGACCTTGGCAACGCATCGAGCGCCATGGGTAAAAACCTTATGGATGCCGTTGAGATGATTGCCGACGCCTCTACGGGCGAGTTTGAGCGGCTGAAAGAGTTCGGCATTCGCGCAAGCCAGGCCGGTGAGCAGGTCACGTTCTCATGGACCGAAAACGGAAAGACGCTCACAAAGACCGTCAAAAAGACATCTGACGAGATCACGAAGTTCATTCAAGAGCGCTTCGGTGCCCGTTTCTCTGGCGCGATGATGCGCCAGTCGAAAACGTGGAACGGCATGATGTCGAACCTATCGGATAGCTGGACGGATTTTCAGCGCCGCATCGGTGAAGCCGGGTTCTTTGATGCGGTTCGCAAACAGCTTGGCCGTGTTCTGGACTTCATCGGAAGGCTGGATGCTGACGGTACACTTGATCGGTGGGCAAAGGGGCTGTCATCGGCATTCACAAGGGCATCAGATTTCATTGCTGACTTTGCGGAGCGTGCTGGCCGGCACTTCAACACCATATCCCGTGTGATCAATGAAAACAAAGGCGCATGGGAATGGCTGAAATGGGTGCTGGGGGCTATAGCCTTTCGCCTGTTCCCTATGACATTCGTGTTCGGCGCATTGGCCCTTGCCATTGAGGATGTCCTGCAATGGATGGGCAACGGAAAGTCCGTTATAGGTGACTTCGTAGCGGCGTTGGAGGATTTTCTAGGCCTTGATCGCGGCGCGCTTGATGGTGTCATCGCAACGCTGATGGGCTTTGCTGGCCTTGCTGTCGCGGCGATTGGGCTGAGTGCTTTCACTCTGTCTCTATCGCCACTGACACAAGCGCTGCTGGCATTCGGCGCTGCCGCATTGGCTGCGAAAGAGGGTTTCGAATACCTCAAGGCTCTAAAGTCTGAAACAGACGCGCGTATTGCCAATAGCAAGGCAGTGAGCAACCCAAGGTCAACACCTGGATACATCGAGAGTGGCGGTTATGATGCGAACGGCAACTTCATTTACATGGATGGTCCGTCTCGCCGCGTTGATCGTCCATCCGTAAATCCGCAGGCTGGTTTTACGCAAGAAGCACTCGACTGGAAGACCCGGATGGAAAACCTTGAGGGCAACCTTGCCAGAATGGGTGCAGGTCAGGCAGGCGCGGCTGTGGATAGCACCATCAATGACAGCCGTAACCAGTCGGTAACGGTTCAGGTGGGCGGCGTCGTTGTGAACGGCGCAGGCAATGTCAATGGTCAGGTTGGCTCTGCCATCGGCAATGCCGTTGGTAATGCCGGGGCAAGTGCGGCAAGAGCCTCACGCTTTGAGAAGGATGATGCGTTCTAATGACATCCATCATCGCGTTTTCTTCAATCATCGGCCCTGTTCCGATTGATTGCATCATTTCGGAGAAGCCAGAAAGCACTCTGGAAATTACCGAGATCGCCGTTGAGAGCGGATCGAAGATCACTGACCATGCCGTGGTGATGCCAAAGAAACTATCGCTGGAGATCGCCAGCGGGAATGCGGCGGCAACCTATGCGGCTCTTGAGCGGCTCCAGGAAAGCCGAGTGCCATTTACGATGGTCACTGGCCTCAAGATATTCACGAACATGCTGGTCAAGGGTATCTATCCTGAGCGCGATGCAACCTACTCCAAGGTTCTCAAGGCGCGGGTTGACCTGCAAGAGATCATCATTGTCGGGACATCCTATGTGGCTGATCCCGGCGGCGATACGTCTACCCGTGGCAACGCTGGTGGCAAGCAATCAACCAGAGCGGCCCCGCCTTCTACAGAACGGGCTGCTGCTGGAACTGCTGCCGATCGATCATCAGGAACAGTACAGCTTGGCGACAGTGCCGTATCCACGGCGACAACTGCTGACCAGTCTTATCTATCGCAGGTATTTGGCCAATGAACCGGATCAACATTCGAGATCATGCTGACCAGCAATTCGGGACCATCATCAACGGCCGGCGCGTGACCATGCGCATCCGAAAGAACCCAACAACGGATCGTTGCACGCTTGACCTATCGATTGACGATCAGCCGGTTCTGCACGGTCGCAAGATCGTGACCGGCGTCGATCTGCTTGCGCCCTTTGATTTTGGCCTTGGAGTGATATTCGCGGCCTCTGCGGTATCTGACACCGCTCCGACGCTCGAAGCTCTTGTGGGAGGCTCTGTGAGGGTTTTTAGCGCCACTGATGCAGAAGTCGAGGCCGTCTGATGCTGCAGTACGTACGCTGGTGCAGAATAAAGTTCAATGGTGGGCTTGTCATCAACCAGCAGCACCCGCTTGAAGCGCCTCAAATCAGGATCGAGTTCGATATTTCCAAGACGATATCTTCGTCAAAGAACACGGCATCTATCACGATCTACAATCTGGCTGAGACAACCAGGCATTCGATTGGCAAAGAGTTCGATTCCATCACGCTTGAAGCTGGATATTCACCTCCGGGTGAGGCTGGCAACGTCGGTGTGATCTTCAAGGGCGCCGTGCGCGATGTAGAGCATCGTCGTGAAGGCCCGAACATCAAGACGATCATCACCTGTGGTGACGGTGATGCAGCACTGCGCAGGGCAACGATCAGCAAAAGCTATCAAGCCGGCACGCCGGTTAAAGACGTGATTGAGGATATCGCCAAGGAGATGGAGGCCAAAGGGCTTTCCCGTGGTGAGTTCAAATATCCAGAAGCGCTGGAAAGCAAGACGTTCAAGCGGCCATATGCGGCATGTGGTTCTTGCTCCCGCGAAATGGACATCATCAGCCGGGGCAACGGCTTCTATTGGTCAAGCCAGAACGAAACCCTTGAAGTCATCCCAAGCGATGGGTTTGTCGGCATGATTGCCGTCATCAGCCCTGAAACTGGCATGATCGGGACGCCAGCCCTCACGGACAATGGTGTCAGGGTTTCCGCTTTGCTCAATCCTGAAATCAGGCCAAACCGCCGCGTGCAGATCAAGAGCCAGACGCTGGAAATGAATGCAGCCGATGGCATCTATCGCGTTTCGACATGCGCGTATTCCGGCAACAACATAGATGGTGAGTTCAAAGTCGATATCACTGGCGAAAGTATTCAGTCCGGCAAGGTGGATGAAGGGATCAAGCGGTAATGACTGGATATCTTGGCAAGCAAACGAACCTCGACCGTGAAGTCACCGGCTCACAGATCCAGTCTGACCGCGATGCTATGAGCGGCCCTATCCCCGGCGTGACTGTCTCTGCTTGGAATGGTCGCACAGTCAATGTTCAACCTCTCTACAAACCGATGCACAACGGGCAGCCTGTGTCTATGCCGGTCCTGTTCGATGTTCCACTTGACCAGCCGATGACCTCAGGCGGCGGTATGACGTTCCCTGTGCCTGTAGGCACTCCGGTTATGCTCACGCCTCAGATGCGCGCCATGGATGATTGGGAAGATGGCGGGGAAGCGACGGCATATGACGCCAGATCGTTTCACCTTTCGACCATGCGGGCTTCCCTGACCGGCGGGGAGTCACTGTCGCAAGAGATTGCAGACATCGATCTTGAGAATTTCCATCTCAGGGCGAATGCTTCCGGTTCGTTCGGGTTAAAGGCGTCTCCTGACGGCAAGTTTAAGCTCACAGGAGCCGAGGGCGATATTATCGATCTGCTGGCCGAGGTCTGCGAGACGCTTGGCGTCCTGACAACAACGGTATCAGGCGGTTCTTCATCTGGCATCTGGCCAATCACTCAACAGGCACAGCTTGCGGCACTGGCTGCACGTCTAAGGGCAATGGTGTTGTAAATGGCTACTCGTTTAGGTCTGGCTATCGATCCTGTCACAAACGATCTGTTTCTTGATGATGTAGGCAATCTTGCGACGGTGACGGATGCAGAAGCAGTTGGGCAGCATGCAAAGCAGCGGCTCGGAACATTCACTGGTGAGTGGTTCATTGACACGACATGCGGCGTTCCATGGCTCTCACAGATATTGGGCAAGGGCTATGACCCAGCGCTTGCAGAGGCTGTTGTGAAGGCTGAAATTCTTGACACGGACGGCGTGACGGAAATCACGTCTTTCTCCGTGTCTTTCGACAAGACCTCTCGCGGCGTTATCGTTAAAGAGGTTGAGGTTCGGACAGTTTACGAAGAAACGGTGGCGCTATGACAGAGTACGGAATCCTGCCGACCGGCTTCTCTCGCAAACCTCTGACAGTAGAACTGGCAGAGATCGAGGCTGCGCTCATCACCGAGTTTGGCCCCGGTGTTATCCAGACATCACAGTCCCCGCTTGGACAGATCAATGGCATCTTTTCCGACCGTGTTTCTGCGGTTTGGGAGCTGGCAGAGGACATCTATTCCTCCCTTGACCCTGATCAGGCAGAAGGCGTTCGTCTGGATATCCTTGGCCGCATTCGGCGACTGCAAAGGGCAGCCGGTGAAAGTGATGATGTTTTCCGTCGGGCAATTACCAATCTCGGACAGGCCCGCATTGACCTGCAGGACATCAGCCGCGCCATGGCCGCGCTTGACGGCGTGACATATTCCAAGGTTTGGACACGCGATGATACCGATGACATTCCGGTCCCCGCAAATCTCTGCATCGCGGTGACAGGCGGTGATGACGACGAAATCGCCCAGACCATCCGCACCTATGTAGTGCCAGGTATGACGCTTTATGGGAATACGACGATTGAGAGTGAGTTTGACGGCTATTGCCGCTCGTTCCGGGTTCTGCGCCCGATTGATGTTCCGGTAACGCTTGAGGTGACTGTTCAGACTTCCCGCGATGCCTTGGGTTGCCCTCCGCCATCTGCGATTGCGATCAAGGCCGCGCTGTTGAATGAAGCGTATTTCCTGAATGGGGAGGACGTTACGTTTTACGGGGTCAGAAAGATCATTGAGAATGCCTTTTCGAACGTGGAAGTTCTGACAATCAACGGCGAGCGTGACGGACTTGTCCAGAGCAACAATGAGCCGGTATCTATCGGCTTCATCGAACGCGCATCTCTGGCATCCGATGATGTGACTGTGACGGTGGCGTAATGAGCTGCGTTGAACAAGATGCCTTTGTCGAGGCCGGGATCGATCGGATCATCACACAGTTCCGTGAAAGTCCTCGCCTTCTTCACACAATTCGCACATACTTGCGTCAGCTTTGGACTGCACAGAGTACAATCTGCGATCTACCGTCATTCTTCGATATCGAGACTGCAACCGGCGACCAGCTAACTATAATCGGCAAATGGATGGGCTTTCCGCGCTGCCATTGTGTCTGCACAGTTACGCCGGCGTTCGGCTTTGCCTGCGATGTGCAGCTTCCCGGCGCGCGTCCCATCGTTGGTTTCTGTGAAGGCGGGGTCTGGCTTGATTGCGCAACAGACGGCATTTCTGAAATCTGCATCACGGATGACGACACATACCGCCGTCTCTTGATATCTCGCGCCTATCAGATGGATGCCAGATATTCCTATGAAGACCTGACAACGGCGCTACAGGCCATATTCGGCCCACAGGCGAGCATTATGGATGCAGGGCATGGACAGGTCATCCTTTCCCCTCTGCGCGATATGACAGAGCTTGAAACCGCCATTCTGCAAATCATACCGCGTGTTCTTCCAATCGCGCCGGGGATTGTCACCCGTTGGCATTTCGGCTCTCGCTCGCCGTTTGGTTTCGGGGATGGCTGGGGCGGGTTCTGTGATCCTTGGGAGCCTGAAGGTCTGGCGCTCGTCACGGAGGACGGCGTTGAACTCGTCACAGAAGATGGCGAGGAAATCTTTACCGGGCCACTCACGAAGGATGCTGAGTGGCTATGCAGATACGACGTTAAACCTTATTCCTGCTGAGAAGGAAATTCCGTAAATGGCAAAGTTTAATCCACCATGGGCTTCCGTGGGCGGTGTCGCTCGCTCGCCTACCGTTGACGAACAGAGCGACGGTTTCCCATGCGGCTCTGCCGATATGACGCTGTTTAACCGCAAGTTCCAAGGGTATGACGCCGAACTATCTGCCATTCAAGACGCTGGTGGTATAACAGGCACAGAAGGCGACGACACAACCGTCTTGCAAGCTATCCAAGCGCTTATCAACGCTGCCACTGGTGGAGGCGATACGACTGATTATGTGCTGTTTACGCAGGCTCAGACGCGCTTGCCTATCTTCCCAGAGGTCACGACGAACAACGGCGTCATTGCCGTTACCTCGCCGGTCACTGGGACAATTCGCGTCCCTGCTTCCGCCACAGTTCTGCATCGCGGAATCCGAACCATAACCACGGCAGAGACTGACCTGTCCACGACCGCCAGCAAGACTTATCACCTGCGCTGCGCGATCTCTGGTGGCACGCTGACATTCTCTCTCAAGGACTTGGCCGACACCGGATACAATCCAACCGTCGCAGCAGAGACGAACGCTGCCTTTGACAGCACCTATGATGACATGCTGGTCGCACGGGTTATTACTAATTCATCGAACGTCGCGACGATCACGAACTTGAAGAATGTGCACGATCTAAGGACATCCGGGGTCGCTCTTTCTCCAAATGGCTCGCTGACAGGGTTTCAGCGGGAAGACAACATATCACCAGATAACATTAGCCAGTACGATCTAGTCAATCTGAACTGGGCGCGTCTTCCTATGCCGTGCCTGACAGCAATCAATGATCAAAATTTTGCTAATGCAGGTGTGACCGAAGGTAACGTCGGGGTCAGAGCTTTGAGCCGATACCAATTGGCGGTTTGGGGGCAGGGTGACGACGATATTTATGTCGGTTGGTCAGCTAGGACGTGAGGGCGTAATGGGTATTTTGATTGAAGACCTTCCTGCTGTTGCCAGCGCATCATCTGATCACGTAATCCCTGCGATGAGAACAGGCGAGACTTTCAAGGTCTCCGTTGAACAACTGGCAACATTCATCGTCGCTCTTGTCACAGACAGCGCCCCAGAAACACTCGACACTCTGAACGAGCTGGCTGCGGCTCTAGGAGATGACCCAAATTTCGCAGCAACCACCGCAAACGCATTGGCTAACCGTATCCGCGCCGATGCTGTTCAAGCCTTCGACTCTGCTCAAAAGCTCCAAGCTGCGTCAAACATCGATACGGTAAGCTATGGTTCTGCTCAGTCGCTGACTGCTTCACAGCGAGCACAGGGCAGGGCCAATATTCACGCCCCGCTGAAAGGCCACATCAATGGCCTCACGATATCCAACCATGCCGGAGACCTAACAAATGACATCGGGGTTTCCGATGGAGAAGCCGCGAGCACATCCGCAACCCCGTTCCTGATAAATCTGTCGAGCAGTTTGATAAAGCGCCTCGACGCTAGCTGGGCGATAGGGGCGAACCAAGGAATGCGCTGGTCTGGCGAGGCCATCGGCAACAAAACATATCATGTGTTTCTAGGTGTAAAAAGTGATGGATCAGATGCAGACATATTTGCCTATCCTGGCACTTCAGGAACCGACGCCGATACGGTTGCTTTTGCTGCAACTGTTCTTGCCGCATGGCAGGCGGAAACCGGTGGGAGCCAGTACGCACATGTTCGACGTATTGGTTCTATCCTTCGTGAAAGCGGTGCGCTTGTTTCGTTCGTTCAGAACGGAGATGATTTCACGCGGGTGCTGAAAGTTGACAACAATGCAACACCAAATGCAGCGGCAAGCCTTACAACGGTCTCGGTCCCGGTTGGTCTTTTGGTTCAACCAAAATTCAATATCCGTCTGCTGGCCAACCAAAGCACGACCGCCAGAACGCTGCTCGGTAGCGCGTTTTCTGCGGCGGCAGATTTGCCAGTAGTTCAGGACGTGAGGACTGTAGCCGGCGCAATCGCGTCAGACAACACGCAGATAAACTCAGGATTTTTTACTGACACATCTGCCCGCGTCATGTTCGGAAGAGATGTGCAGGCAGGCAGCATAGCCAGCTTTTCTCTCATCACCTGTGGGTGGATAGACACAAGGGGTAGACTATGAACATAGCCTATACGCTTTCGATGATTTCCAACCGTGGGGCTTCATCGACCACGCTCTCGCCCACTTATTCTACGGTATATGCCCCCTCGAGCAGCGATTGGGCCTATGTGCACCACCCCCACGTTACAAAATTCATGAACGTGGATGGACTGGATCGCTACTACGTCATGTATTCCAATGGCAGAGCAGATGAGGACGCTCCGGGGCAACGCGTTGTCATCAAGCGTAGTTACAATTTTGTTGACTGGACTGGCTCTCTCCTAACCATCGGCCCCCACAATGGAAACGACAGCGAAATTGTTTATACCGCTGGCGGCTTCCACAAGCACGGCGGCAGGCTCTACGCCTATTACGCGGCCTACGAGTACAGGCAAGACGTTCTCATTAACGGCATCCGTCCCAATGGCAACATTGGATTTACTCGCGTCAAGTCTTTCGTCGTGTCAACCGAGAACGGCGTTGACTGGACTGAGCCGAAGGAACTGGAACTGCCGATTATCATGAACGGCCCGCCAAAAGCTATTTCGAGCGGGCGGCTTATCATGCCGGGGCACGTAACGTTCCCCTACACAGACGCACCGGCAGGCGACAAGAACTGGCGCGTTTCTGGACTAGTTACGGCTCCAGGCATTGGTGTATCCGATGGCGCTGATACGGTAGAGCCTTTTGCTGCCGAAAAACAATGGGGTGGTGGTGCCTTCCTTTGCGAGGGTTCGTTCTTCCAGTTGCCTGGCGGAACCATTCGTATGTTCCTTCGGTCCGACACCGCGTTTTTATGGGTGACGGAAAGCTACGACAACGGCGTCACTTGGTCTCGGCCAATCAAGACCGACTTCGGTCATGACAATTCGAAGTTTTCTGTCGGGAAGCTGGCGGACGGCCGATATTACGTGGTCGGGAATAACGGCTCTCGCAGCAACCTGAACCTTTGGTTATCAACCGATGGCGAGAAATTCCTGAAGCGCTACACCATCGACAGCGGCACGATAAACCCGATTTATTCTGGCATGTATAAGGGCGGTTCCTTCGCTTATCCGAGTGTCATGGAAGAGGCGGGGCACCTGCATATAGTTGTTTCTTGCGCGAAAGAGACGATCAGGGCTTATAAGGTTGGCATACCAGCTCCTTAGCTTTGAGCTGTGTGGCTTATGCGTATGCGCTTGAACATTTTATTCACAGCAATCGTAACTGGTCGGTCAATTAGATTGAAGAAAGCAACGGCACCAACAAGTGTCGATGCGGCGTAAACCAATGCTGTTACGACTATCGAACCAGAGTTGATGAATGCCCAAGAAGCAAAGCTGTTTACTGTCAGAAAGTGAACCAGATATATGCCAAAAGAAAGCTTGGCAGCGTGAACCGCAATCTGGGTGGACAGGGCGTTTTTAACAGATGGCGCAAGGCAAGACCCTAATAGCACAAGTGCAGCGCCGAGCGGCCATTGTATTGGCCACATAACCTCAGACAATTGTGCGGCGCATCCCATCCAAAGACCGACGAAGACAGCAAGCAGACCGAGCGCTGGGGATTGTGTGCGTCCTCGAACTGCGAGCCACACGATAGCGCCAAGCAAGAAGGTCAGGAGATAGGGTGATCCACTCGCCCACGCGATAACGGCCATTAAACAAAGTGTAATTGGTAGAGGTGCGCGTCCGGAAAAAATGGCAAGGGAGATAACAGCCCAAACCATGAAAAGCTCGTATGAGATCGTCCATAGGTTTGAGTTGTAAGTCCTGAGTGGGTCGAACGACACATACATACCCAATATTGGCTCTGCGATCGCAAGCCACAGATTTGGTTGGAACTGATACCATCGTCCTAGCCAGTCCGATCCACTGAGTATCGCAGCCTGTGTATTATGAAACCCGCCTACTGTGTGTAGGCCCCAAGCTAGAAGAGATACTGGAATAATTGGAAGCGTAAGACGAGCGTAACGCTTTGCTCCAGCAATCACCCCTTCTACAGGACTTTTCCCGTAAAGCTTACCAAAGAACAGAAACCCGCTCAAAGCAAAGAATACGTGAACCGCAAAATGTCCATTCCACAGAGAGCTGATAGGCGTTTGTGCGATTATGTGCGGAGAAACCAACTCGGGCTTAAAAGCTCTCAAGAAATGGAAAACTGCAACGCTAATTGCTGCAATTCCTCGCAGTCCGTCCAGATGATCAAGCCTTTGCACTGTGTCCCCCCGTTTTTTTCGAAAGTTGCTAGGCACCACATCAAGGGCACAATACCGCATCGTTTAGTCGACCATGTCGGTAAATACAAGAACGTGTGCGGCTCGGGGGGAAGGAGGCGGTTGATGCCGCCTCGTCACCGGAAGATGCAAAAGCTGTCTTCGCCGGGATATCGTGGCCTGCTCTGTAGGGAGTAGCTCATTTCCGCTAGGACGTCCGGGTCGACTCTGCCGTCAATGCGATCTTGGGAACCCAGCTCCTGCCTGTTTCGCCGCCGTCGTGATGGTCAATGCCATTGAGAGCGTCGTGTTCGGAAACTCCGAAATCGCAGCGGACGACCTTGCCAAAACCGGCTATGCGCAATGACTGTTCCAACGTTTCCCAGTCATAAAGATACTTGTGCCCGTCCATATAGAACCCGTTGTTGATCATCATAGATGGGAGGTATTCCTCCCCATCGGAAAGACGAGCAATAGGATCAAGCGTATTCGAAATATGTTTGATGCGGTGCGGATATTGGACGTCCTTCCATGGCGCGAAAGGGACCTCGTCAAGATAGAGGCGCACTGTTCGTTCCAGATCTGGCACTTGAGTGCGCATGACACCGCCTGGTTTAAGCACCCGATGGCATTCCTTCATCAAGCGAAGACCATCCTGGCGACTGAAGTGTTCGAAAAACTGCTCCGAATGAATAAAGTCCGCCGATCGGTCTGGTAACGCCGCGAGCGCAACGAAGACGTCGAGTTTTAGAACTCGTGGATCTTCTGGAGGGTTGAAGTTAACCCCGTCGCCTCCGTCAATATTGGCCCAGCCTTCCATAGCATGGGCTCCACAACCGAGGTGGAGACGTCGAGTGTCCATCTTAGAAAGACGCGCAAGTTCGTGCTTTACGAGCTTGTCGGCCGCTGCCTCTCGCTCATTCTTGGCGCGCATCTGCGCAACCAGAGCGTCAAGGTCCACCTGTTTATCAACGACAGACATTTGGTAGAGGGCACTCATCGCGTGACTTCCGGATGCGTGTATGAGGCGTTTTATCCGTCGAAGCATAGGTCTGTTCCTGTCCGGTGCGATGGGTAATGAGGTTTGGTAAGCGCGGTTATATTCGCCAAAAAACTCGACCGCAACGTAATGTTGATGAATGTAACATCTCCGCAATATAGGCGCGCGCACCGCTGATAATGTTTTTGACTGTGGATCACGCTGTATACGCACGAATTGCAGCGCTGATGTTGCACCCACAACTTGCGATTTGCAGGCGAAATGACCGATAAACTATGGGATTCGCTTAGGCGAGTACCCCGGCCCTAAAGCGGGGTGAGAGAGAGTGACGCATTAGATTGGACACCTGGTTCGTCGCTCTCTCTCGTGTCCACCGGCGATTTTAGGGATCGCCAGCTTAGGAGACCCATAGCATGGGTAATATCCAAACATCCAGACTGAACTATAATGGGCACGTCATTACCGATAAGGGTGACATGCTTTCGCTTACGGACATGTGGAAAGCTGCTGGAAGCGATCCAATTAAAGCCCCCGCTCAATGGCAGCGTCTTGCCAGTGCCGAGGACTTTATCGAGCACGTCAGTATTATTGTGGGGAAATCCCACAATAACCTGATTGAGACGAGAAAGAGGGCGGGAACGTTCGCTCATTGGCAAATTGGTATGGCCTACGCCAAGTACCTAGACCACGACTTCCATATGTGGTGCAACACTCAGGTGCGCGCCGTCATGGAAGGCAAAGTCGCTACAGGTATTCCTGCGGATGTTCTTGAACTGATCCGGCGCACTGATGGCATCGCCAAGATGCTCGCGCATAAGGTGACCGAGATCGAGAAGGCAATGCCGTTCATCGCCGGCCAAATGGCAGAAACGATGATCACGGCCAAACTGGCAGAACGTAACCTGCTTTTGCGTCATGGCGTCACGGCGAAGCGTATCTGGGATGATTTCAACCTTCATCCTCGGCTGCGTGGCTCAACATCATGGCTTGGGAATCGTCTTGCCGAAATGGGATGCTGCATCGACGGTGGCATGAAGGCTGATAGAGGAAACTCGACAGTCCGACTGTTCGACCCTGACAAAGCACGAATTTGCATGAAGAACGGTCTTCTTGAAAAGGCGCGGTTGTATTGCAGTGGCCGAATGGGACAGGGCAATCTCCGTCTCGTTCAGACATCTGAATGACAGCATAATAAAAACCATTCAATCAGGCGCTCTCAGGGGCGCCTTTTTTGTTTCAACAATCAGGAGCATATCATGGGCTACTCGCTTTCGGCGCGTAGCGAGCAACGCCTTGCCGGGGTGCATCCCGACTTGGTGCGCGTTGTTCGTCGCGCAATCCAGATCACAGACATTGATTTCACCGTGCTTGAAGGTGTGAGGGAGCTTTCACGGCAGAAAGAGCTGGTCGCATCCGGTGCATCGAAAACCATGAACAGCCGGCACCTCAAGGCCTCGAACGGCTATGGCCATGCTGTGGATCTGGCGCCAGTCGTAAACGGTCAGGTGTCATGGGATTGGCCGCTTTATCACCGTCTGGCAAAAGCGGTGAAGCAGGCAGCAAAAGAGGAAGGCGTTTACATCGAGTGGGGTGGCGACTGGAAGTCGTTCAAGGACGGCCCTCACTGGCAGTTGCCGTGGAACTATTACCCGGCCAACGGCCCTATCGGTGGCGCAAAATACACAGCGCAGACCGAGACGCAGGCAAACACTCAGGCACTGGCGGCAGTCGGTACTGGTGCGACCACGGCCGGAACCATCGCATATGAGCCTGCTATCAAGGCGCTCGACACGCTCGTCTCTCAGCAGGCCGAGCTTTCGTCAGGAGATTATCTCCGCATGGGCGTTGCGCTTTTGATCCTCGCAGGTACCGTTTATTTCGCCTGGCGGAAACTGAAATGATAGCCCTTTTCGATGGCCTCAAAATCGGCGCTGGCGTCATCATCGGCGCGGCGCTCGCCTACACCCCGGCATATCTTCAAGGAAAGTCAGCAGGACGTTCTGAGGCTTCTTTGGCAGCGCTAGAAAAGACAGTCGAAGTCATCCAATCAAGGGAACTCACCAATGCGGAAATCACTGCTTCCGATGCTGCTTCTTTGTGCGCTCATTTCGGGCTGCAAGACGACGACAGGCGTGAATGCGTGCGCCGGTTGGGCGCCACTAACGCCGACGCTGGAAACGGCCCTCAAGATCACAATGGACGATAGGCCTTTCGCCAATCAGGTAGCAGCCCACAATGCGCACGGCCGCCGCCAAAACTGCTGGAAATAACGGAGAATAACATGGTTGCGATTGGTATCGGATTGGGGCTTGGGCTGGCACGTGGGCAGGGCGGTGGGGGTCCGCCTGCGCCAGTTATCCCAACTAACGATTGGCGTCTGCCTATCACGATAGCCAACACAGGTGATACGGCGTGGAACAATGCCCTTGTAGCATCAGGCGCGGCTAAAACCACTCCTTTGAAAACAACCGCCATTGGCGCGTCTACGACATACACGGCGACCCTTGTACACCAAGAGGTAGCAGCACCTGGTGGTATATTGTTCCTAGACTGGATACCGTCAGGATCGGCGGTGCCGACATTCACGTATGAATACAGCCTAGACACGACAACAGGCAGCGATGGAACGTGGCAGACAGCACCTTTCACGCCATGGCGACCGAGCGGCCACACTCTGGCGACACAGTACGCCACGGTAGGTCAGATAATCCGAGTACCTACGGGGGCTAAAGGGTCGCGCTTGACCATCCAAACCGGCGCGGGGGTGACATGCCGTCCGTACCTAAAGGCGTACCAGTTGAAAGGGGATGGTTCCGAGCCTATTTTTGCGGGCAACGGCATGTCGATAGAATACGCGAACATGTCTTCACTCCAAGTTGCCGCAGATATCATGGCCGCAGTTCCTGGTTCTGATCCGATTTGGATTAATATGGCGCGCGGCGGGGCGAACAGCGCAGCTATCAAAGCCGAAGAAATAGACGTGCTTGTATCAGGTGGACCTAACGGCCAGTTCGAATACGTAAATGCAGTGATACTGGCGAACGGTCCTAACGACCGCCACGCCTTCCTTTCTGGCGGCGGAACATATGCGACGGATGCCGATCCGTCGTTGGTAGGCGCTGGTTTCCAGACCAACATTGACGCGCTGGTGGCGAAGTTTGGGGCTAACCGTGTCTATGCCATGAATATCAGCTATGGCCGGTACACTGGCGGAAGTATTCTCTCGCCTGATTATTTCCTAAGCTACAACCATTTCCAAATCGAACCGCGACTGAAAGCCACTCTAGCGCGTAGCTGGTCGACGGAATACGACTGCCCCATTTTGGATGACTACACAGGTAATGCATCTGACAACGAACAGACCATGACGGACGAGGTTCACACCAATTCGTTTGGCGGGTGGGGATGGCGCGAACGCCGTAAGCCTTTCTGGCGTCAGATGTACGGCCTTGAACGCGGGGAAACGACGCTTGACCTGTTGATGAAGCAAGTCGGCTCTGGCGCAAAGTCGGCCATGAAGACCCGCATGCAAGACCTGTTTGATAGTCTTGGCCCCACAGCCGATGCGACCGCTATTGCAAACCGCGCCGCTATTCAGGCCCGTATCAGCGCCATTTCCACGACCTACGTTCAAGATGCGGTGACGGCTCCAGCGCTATTGCCGGATGATCCAAGTATTTCGTCGGCAACGCTGGTGGCGCAGTTCGATGCCGCTGACTTCGCTCGCGTGGATCGTTACTGGACAGGACACGTTAAGAGCATTGTGGACCGCAAGTCAGGGTTCACAATGGCGCAGGCAGGTTCTGATCCGACGATGAACTATCCGCTTCTGACGCCTGCGCAATCTGACGGATCGAAAGCGCGTATGTATTTCGGTGGACCATCCAAGCTGACAAGCCTATCGTCTACGGATGCGGGTCTTATTGGGTTGATGGATGCGGCTAACCAAGCCTACACCATCTTTGCTGTTTTCTCTGTCGAGGCGTTGTTAGCCAATGGGCAGGACATATTCTCTATCGGCAATGCTTCGGTCAACTTCATCATCCTTGCTATTTCGCCAAACTCGACAAACCCGCGAGTTTTCCTAGGGGATGGCAGCGGATCGGGGTTCTATACACCCGGCGATAGCGGTGTCGTGCTTGGTCAGAGAACGGTTGTAGCGTTCCGCAACGATGGTACAGGCGCGGCAAACGGCATTAAATACTTCCGTGGGGGTTTCACCAATCAAGGAACAAACACTCGCGTTGCTGCGAAGACGGGAACGCTTGCTAGGATAGGAACAAGGTTCAGGGGTCCGTTGCCCCGTTCCAAGGCGGTATTCATGAAATCGATACGTGGACAGGCGCAATGTCTGACGCGGAAGTTGCCAACGTCATGGAAGGCCTGCGCCAGAAATGGTCAGCCGCTTAAACCCATCACCCCATCATCAAATGATGGGGTCCCCATCTGAAAACAAATGCCGCCCTCGGTTCATAGCCGGGGGATTCTTTCATCTCACCTCAAGGGCTTACGGATGACACCAACGACAGAAGACGGCGATCTGCGCACCCGCGTAGTGAGCGTAGAACATGGTGTTACCGCCATGCAGTCCCGCTTGGATGCTATTGAAAAATGGCAGCGACAAGTGGAGATTGCCGATGCAAGAGCTGATGAGAGATGGAAGCACGTGGACAACAGGTTCAACGACCTCGACAAGAAGATCGAAAAAATCAGCGGGATTCTTTCGAAATTGATGTGGCTGGTTATCACCGGGATAGGTGCGGCATTTATTGCATTCGTGGTCAATGGCGGGATGAGAGTTCCGTGAGCGCTGGCGGCGATTATGTGAGGTGAGGGATGGGAGTCAATGGGGTGAACATCGCAAGAACACGGCGTGTGAAATTCGTGTGAATCTCAACGCCGAAATTTCCCACATAGGTCATTGTTTCCATTTTTGTTCTTTTGGTGCCAATTTTAGGGTTGCACCCCAAACGCCTTATATATAAAGCAATTTTCAATGTTCGGAGCGTAGCGCAGCTCGGTAGCGCACTTGCCTGGGGGGCAAGGGGTCGCAGGTTCAAATCCTGTCGCTCCGACCATTTATCTCAATCACACCCCCATTTGTGATTGCATTCAACGTTCCTTAAACCACCTTGTCATCTCGGCTCACCCATGGCCGACCATGCAATCGACCAGCTTTTCCTTGGAAACGCTGCCGACAGGGCGGCCTTGTGCACAAACGATGTCGGCAAATGTGGCGCCGGCCTTGGTCAGTTCCCGAAGCGACTGTTCAACGGTCAGATCCTCCAAAAGTCGCAGGGCAGGGCCGGTTACGGGCTTTTGTTCGGCGACGGATTTCAGGCGAATGACACGGCCACGGTTCACCTCCTTGACGAAGGATTCGATGTAGGCGTCGGCCGGGTTGAGCACGATATCAGCGGGCGTTCCCTGCTGAATGACCTCGCCATCGCGCAGTATGGCAATCTGGTCCCCCAGACGAAGCGCTTCGTCGAGATCGTGGGTGATGAACACCACGGTCTTTTTAAGCTCCTTTTGCAATTCCAGCAGCACGCCCTGCATGTCGACGCGGATCAGTGGATCGAGCGCCGAATAAGCCTCATCCATCAGCAGGATTTCGGCATTGTGGGTCAGCGCACGCGCCAGGCCAACGCGCTGCTGCATGCCGCCCGAGAGCTGGTTGGGATAATGGTTGGCAAAACCTTCCAGGCCCACGCGGTTGATCCATACCTTGGCGTGTTCTTCGCGTTCTTCCTTGGCCACACCTTGAATTTCAAGGCCATAGGCGGTGTTATGAAGCACGTTGCGGTGGGGAAGCAGCGCAAATTTCTGAAACACCATTGCCGTTTTATGGCGGCGAAATTCCCGCAATTCGTCATGGCTCATGCGACAGACATCGCCATCCCCATAAAGAACCTCGCCCGAGGTGGGGTCGATAAGGCGATTGATGTGACGGATGAGTGTCGATTTTCCCGAACCGGAAAGCCCCATGATGACGGTGATGCCGCCGCCGGGAATGGTGATGTTGATGTCACGCAACCCCAGCACATGGCCATGTTTCTGGTTCAGTTCGGTTTTCGACATGCCCTTGGCGACGGCATCCACAAAGTCGGCGGGCCGAGGTCCGAAAATCTTGTAGAGATTGCGGATCTGGATCGATTGGCTAGTCAT